GCCTTCTTCTATTAACTTCTCTTTGTATCTGTTACGCCATACACAAATAATATTATCACATAAGTTACGAATATGCGAACTTCCCATAATGTTTGTAGCGTCTGGTATCTCTGACTCGTCTTTAAGTTTTCTAGTATGTGCTACTAAAAAAATACTTACTTGTAAATCACGTGCTATAACCGCTAAAGAATTAGTCAGTCTTTTCTGTCCATCTAATGACTCTTCAGACACGTCATCCAATTTCATAAGACTGTCAATAATAAATACATCTACACCTAACACGTACTTGCCATAGTGCAATGTTGCTATCATATCTTCCGACTTAGTGCTTCCTGTTTGGTCGTATATATATAACTTGTCTTTTGCACGTTCACAAAACTTACGTATGTAATCATCTGTTGGCTCTGGTGAACCTAATGCCTGGGTAATCATTCTAGCTAATGTAAGAACAGGTCTCATTTCTAAAGACGCTATTAAACATTTAGTATTCTGTTTCATCATAGCTAATACAACTTGCGATAACCACATAGACTTACCATGACCTGATACACCGGTAAGAATTGTTAGTTCCGAAGACCTAATACGGAATTTATCTTCCGTCTTAACCCATCCAAGTGATTTGCCACTATGAACTTCTTCACTAAAATACTTGACCAAATCATCAGCAAATATATCCGTACCTTTAACCTTAAACTCTGCATGTCCATACCCCTCATTATAAAATTCTTGAACTGTTGATTGGCTTACTGTTAGTTTATCTATTACTTCACCTATGTTCACTAAATGCCACCTTCCCAAACTTTTTTCTTTGCAGTAATTTCCATGTCAAATCTCTCCTGGCTTAAATACGTTGACGGCATTGGTATATACATTCCATTATCTTTTTTCCATTGGTCAGTAGTGCTAATTATAAGCAAATGCTTAACAATGTCATTAATTTTTTCATCTAACCTTTTTCTTGTCCATATTTTATAAGCATACACTTTACCAGTCTTTCTTGGATTAGGAGGAAAGGTATCCCAAAACTTTTCAAACTCAACGCTATAAATATGTTTCTTTCTCTCTCTCTCTGCCTCTGTCTCTGTCTCTAGGCTACGACTAACGCTGTTTTTTTCTGTGCTTTGCGTAGCAAACTCTTCTTTTGATAATGCTCTTTTGCTTCTATTGCATGACCTACATAGTAATTGAAGGTTATTTGCCTCAGAAGAACCGCCTTTAGAAACAGGAACAATGTGGTCAAACTCTAATTTCTTATCAGAACCACAAGATTGGCATTTATGATTATCTCTTACTAATACTTCTGTTTTAGTTTCATTTTTAATATACCTACTAGCAAATCCATTGGTTTCCCTAATGCGTTCATTCATAGACATATCTTCAGAGCCTTTTAATTCATACTTACCTTCTTCTACAAACTTAAACTTAATTAACTCTTTCATAACTAATTCAAGTTCTTTTTGATTAAGTCTTAATCTAAAGCCAATTTCAAAATCATCTGGAAGATTACCAAACGACTCAGAACCTAAAAGCCATAGGTTTATAAGGCTTTTGCTAGCTATTGGACTTAACATAAACCAATCCATATTGTCTAGCAAATCCCTGTATAATTTAATCCATGGTGGTTTCCTATCATGGAAGTTCTGAAATTTACGAAAATTAACTATCCTATATTTCATACCTTTCCTCTCTTGGCAATAATTTCATTAATCTGATATACTCTTAATTGTGGTATTTCACCATCATCAGACCAATACTGAACTGCCTGGGTAGAAACTCCAAGTGCTTCCGCAAGCTCCCTACGAGAGTTGTTAAAGTGTAATAATGCCTCTTCTAATGTCATATAAAGCCCTTTTTAATTGAAAGTATCCGAATTATAGCATGACTTATATTACTTGCCAAGTAAAATTGTTAAATATATTTGTAAATAATACTTGACATAGTATTTTTTATTAGTAAAATGGTTATTGTAGTATTTAACTTTAGGAGAGAAAAATGAAAGGTTTTAGAGTTTATACAGCAATAGAAGATAGAGAAATTAAAGTAGGTTCAATCATTCAAGATGCTATTGTAGAAAATCATCAAATTGTAAATACTTGGAATTGGACTTGCTGGGGTGCTGGAAAGCAACGTAGAGGTAGAGGTGCTTTTAGAACTATTGAAGATGCAAAAAAAGCATTTTTAAAAGTTTGTGGTTTTAGTGAAGATAAGTTAAAATTCGTTGAAATTCAAGAAAAGGTGGCTGCGTAAGCAGTCACTTTAACCAGGAGAGAAACATGAGTGTAAAAACAATGATAGTAGTAGCAGTAGCATTTTGGGCTTATGTATGGCTTTGCTTACAAATCATGGGTAAGTTGGCAGGTGCAATATGAATAAATACCTATGGCTATTCCTTTTTGTATTTTGGGGGTATATAATATGGCGAATGGTTTAAGACCTGTAGCAGAAATACTAGAAGATGTTTGGAAGGAATTAAAAGAATTTAACGATAGATTTGATAAAAGGGAGAGAGCAAATGAGTCAGCAACAACACTACGACCAAGTAATGATGGAACAACACCAACAGGAAGTAATGAACACTTTAAAATTAGTAACAGGAGAGAAACAGATGAACTATAACGAACTACGCAAGATTAATGTATCAGACCATATTGAGAAAAAGAATGGTCTATCATACCTATCATGGGCTTGGGCTGTGGATACACTTCTACAGCAAGACCCAACTGCTACATGGACTTATGGCGAACCTAAGCAGTTTGGTGAAACACTTATGGTATTCTGCACAGTCCATGCGTTTGGTAAATCTATGACTTCACAATTACCTGTGCTTAACTTTAGAAACCAAGCTATTCCTAATCCTGACGCTATGGCAGTTAATACAGCTATGCAGCGTTGTTTAGCTAAAGCTATTGCATTACATGGCATTGGTCTTTACATCTATAGCGGTGAGGATATTCCAGAGTCAGAACAACCAGCTCCAAAGGCAGTATCTAGCAAGGACTTTCTATGATAGAACAACGCACAGAAGAGTGGTTTCAGCAAAGATTAGGCAAGGTGACAGCATCCAGAATATCGGATGTTATCGCCAAGACTAAAACAGGCGTATCTACATCTCGTCAAAATTACCTTGTCCAATTAGTATCAGAACGTATTACAGGCAAGAAAGGCGATAGTTTTGTTAATCAGGCTATGCTAGATGGTATTGAACGAGAAAGTGCTGCTAGGGAGCTTTATATGCAAACTAGAGGGGTATCTGTGACAGAGGTAGGTTTCTTTGACCATCCCATTATTAAGAATAGCGGTGCTAGTCCTGACGGAGCTGTAAATGCAGAAGAAGATGGAAAGTATGCAGGTCTTATAGAGATTAAGTGTCCTATAGAAACAACCCATACTAATACGCTTATGAGTAAATCAGTTCCTAGTAAATACATTCCACAGATGCAATGGCAATTAGCTTGCACCGGTGCTAAGTGGGTAGACTTTGTAAGTTATAATCCTAACTTCCCTGAAGAACTACAGTTATTTGTAGCAAGGGTTGACAGGGATGATACTTACATAGGAGAATTAGAAGCAGAAGTAATTAAGTTTTTAGACGAAGTAGAACAAACAATTATTAAACTAAAGGAGTAGTATATGGCTGAGTATGACAAAACAAACACGTTTACGTTAAACAAGAACGATAAGGGGGATAATCCTAAACGACCAGACTATAGAGGAAAGTTAAATGTAGATGGTATTGAATTTACTTTATCAGGTTGGGTTAAAGAAGGTCCTAATGGTAAATTTATTGCTGGTGCTGTAGCAATGGTAGCAACTGATGAAAGACTTAAACCGGCTGTTGAAGGTGCAGATGACTTATCAGACGTTCCATTTTGATAAGTATTTTGTATTAGACATGATAGTCTAAAATGGTATATAATACGCATACCTTTCTAATATTAGGAGTAAACCATGAAAGTATGTCGTAGTTGTAATAAAGAAAAAGCATTAAATGAATATTATGCTCACGCACAAATGGCAGATGGTTATTTAAACAAATGCAAAGTTTGTGTTAAAACTAGAGTAAATTTACATAGGGGAAACAACTTAGATGCGGTAAGGGATTATGATAAAAAACGTAATCTTTTACCACATAGAGTTGAAGCAAGAAAAAACTATACAAAAACAGAAAATGGGAAGATAGCTAGAAAACAGGCATTGTTAAATTATAAACACAATTACCCATTAAAATATGCTGCACATGTAATAACAACAAATGCAGTTAGAGATGGAAAGTTAATAAAAGAAACAAGCTGTTCTAAATGTAACTCAACTTGTAAAATAGAAGGGCATCATAATGACTATACAAAACCACTTGATGTTACATGGCTATGTGAACTATGCCATAAAGAATGGCATAGACACAATAAGCCAATTTATGTATAAACTACTTGTTCATTACGTACATAGTTACTTCAAAGCCAAAACGCATTTCTGTAGCTGCTGGAGTTGTCCACATGGTATTTATCCTTAAGTAATATATTATGCTTAATTGCACAATATAATAGAATTATACG